CTAATATGGAATTTAGAAGTAGAAGACTTGCTAGTGCTTAAAAATAATAAAGGCACTGATGACAATCGTGTTAGACATATGGACTATGGTATACAGTTTAATAAACTAATGTATGAAAGACTGTTGTCAGGTGGAGATATAACTTTATTCTCGCCACATGATGTTCCAGAGATGTATGATGCTTTCTTTAACGATCAAGATAAGTTTAAAGAACTATATGAAACAGCAGAGCGTAATACTCGCATACGTAAGAAAACAATCAAAGCAATTGACCTGTTTGGACAGTTTGTACAAGAGCGTAAAGACACAGGTAGAATATATTTACAAAATGTAGATCATGCTAATACTCACGGTAGTTTTAAAGAAGATGTAGCACCAATTAAGCAATCAAACTTGTGTTGTGAAATTGACTTACCTACGAAGCCACTAAGTGATTTAAATGACGCTACGGGCGAAATAGCACTGTGTACGCTATCGGCAATTAATTGGGGAGTATTTAGAACTCCTGAAGAAATGGAAAAGGCATGCACGCTTGCAGTTAGAGGATTGGACGCATTATTAAGTTATCAAAACTATCCTGTATTAGCGGCGGCATATGCAACACAGAATAGACGACCACTAGGTATAGGTATTATTAATCTTGCTTATTGGCTAGCAAAAAATGACTTTACATATTCTGATCCAAGTTGTTTACCAGAACTAGATAGATGGGCACAGCATTGGTCATATTATTTGATTAAAGCAAGTGCAGACCTAGCAGAAGAGTTTGGATCCTGTCCTAAGTCAAGCGAAACAAAGTATCATGATGGTATATTACCTGTTGATACATATAAAAAAGAAGTTGATGAATTAGTTGATCCAGTTGATCATGTTGATTGGAAAGGTCTTAGAACACAGCTTAAAGCTACAGGTATACGTAATTCAACGCTAATGGCATTAATGCCAGCAGAAACATCTGCACAGATTAGTAATTCAACAAATGGTGTAGAACCACCTAGAAGTTACATTAGTATTAAACAAAGTAAACACGGAGCATTAAAACAGGTTGTACCCGAATTTAGACGCCTTAAAAATAAGTACGAACTACTATGGGATCAGAAGTCACCGGAGGGTTATCTAAAAATTATGTCAGTTCTCCAGAAGTATATTGATCAAGGCATTTCGGTAAATACTTCTTACAATCCAGCCTACTATGAAGATGATAAAGTGTCAATGAGTGACTTACTCAAGCACATTGTAATGTTTTATAAGTATGGCGGAAAACAGTTATACTACAATAACACACACGACGGACAAGGTGAAATAGATGTTGATCGTGATGTTAAAGATAGTGTAGAAGTTGATAATTCACCGGAGCAGTACGACGAAGACGACTGCGATAGTTGTAAAATTTAAGTTAGGGGCAATATACAAATGAGCGTGTTAAATAAAAATAACAAGAGTCATCTAAAAGCTAATGCGTTTTTAGATAAAAGTGGTGGGCACGGTATCCAACGTTATGATACTGTTAAGTATAGACAATTTGAAAAACTAACTGATAGACAATTAAGTTTCTTTTGGAGACCTGAGGAAGTTGACGTAATGCGTGACTCCAAAGACTTTAAAGACTTAACACCATATGAACAACATATCTTTACAAGCAATTTAAAGAGACAGATTGTGCTTGACTCAGTACAAGGACGTTCACCTAACTTAGCTTTATTGCCTTTAGCAACTATACCAGAGATTGAAACATGGATTGAAACTTGGGCGTTCAATGAAACTATTCATTCACGTTCATACACACATATCATTAGAAACGTTTATGCAGATCCGTCAAAAGTATTTGATAGCTTAATGGACGTAAACGAAATTGGATCATGTGGTACAGATATTTCCAAGTACTATGATGACTTAATTGAATATCATAGAATGTATGAATATTTAGGTGCAGGCGAGCATATAGTCAATGGCAAAAAAGTCATAGTTGACGAGTATGAACTTAAACGTCGTTTATGGTTATGTATTAATTCAGTAAACGTATTAGAAGGTATTCGTTTTTATGTTTCTTTTGCTTGCTCTTGGGCATTTGCTGAACTTAAGAAAATGGAAGGCAATGCTAAGATTATTAAACTGATTGCTAGAGACGAAAACATTCATTTAGCAAGCTCACAACACTTATTAAAAATGCTACCACAAGACGACAAAGACTTTGTTAAGATTAAAAAAGAGTGCGAACCAGAGGTAGTAGAAATGTTTAAGTCAGCAGTTGAGCAAGAAGAAGCCTGGGCAAAATACTTGTTCCAAGACGGTTCAATGATTGGACTTAACGAAGAACTACTATGTCAATACATTCAATGGATTGCTAACAAACGTATGTCAACACTAGGTTTAGAGTCACCATATCAAGGTGGTTCAAATCCTTTACCTTGGACACAGAAGTGGATATCAGGTAGCGAAGTACAGGTAGCACCTCAAGAAACAGAAATCAGTAGTTACACTATTGGTGCAGTTAAACAAGACGTAACAGAAGATACTTTGAAAGGTTTTAGTTTATAATGCTTAAATGGTTTTATAGAACATTTCCGTTAGACAAGAGAGTAAAAATGCTACAGGCATTTGCTTATATTGGTCTAATAATAGGACTGGTATTATACTTTGATTGGGCTTGGCTTGTAGCAGGTCTAGCATACAGTTGGATACTATTTTTAGTTGGTGCTAGCTGTGGACTACACAAATATTCAAGTCATAGATCATTTGAACCTAAGAATAGATTCTATAAAATTTTAATGTTATCGTGCAGTACTGTATTAAGTTTAGGTAGTAACGTGTCATGGGCATGTACACACAGAAAGCATCATAAGTATTCAGACCATGAGGGCGATCCACATTCACCAAATATCAACGGTGGTGGCTTTTGGCGTTCAATACGACTATGGTTCTACTACTTTCCAACATATCAAATTAATCCAAGAACAGTAAAAGATCTTAGCATTGATAAAGATCATAAGTGGTTCCACAATAACTACTTTAAATTAAATCTTGGAGTATTTTTAGTATTGTTTTTAATAAGCCCTAAGGTAGCAACATATTTTTATTTCCTACCAATCGTATATGGGTTCCAAGCTATCAGTTATATCACTGTGTTAGCTCACAACAAGTATCTTTACAAGTGGATAGGTTACACAAACTTTCCTAGTACAGATAGAACATTTAACTCAAAGATAGCATCAGTGTTTGTTCCTGGCGATGGTAATCATAATAATCATCATACACAGCCTGCCGCGGCCAAGAATAAGTTTACTGCAAAGGATTGGGATCTTGCTTGGTGGTTTATTAAGTTAGCGGGTAAAGATGTTAAAGATGACTATCAGCAGAAGATACACGCTTAGATAGTAAGTCAGCAATTTCACCACTTAGATCAAACTTGTTATTTCTCTTACCATAGTTTCTTTCACCTGGGTAAGCATGGTGAGTTTCGTGATATCCTTCTCCAGCAAATAGCCAAGTAAACAATACACTATCCCAACTAAGATCATTTTCATTATGTGGCTTAGTACCTTTAAACCAACGTTGTAGTGTTTCACTGTGTGCTATAACTGTTACCCAACTCATACCTAGTAGACAATATACTACAGGTAAAGCAAATAAGTAGACAACCAAGACAGGATCAACCATAAACAGTATTATTGGATAAACAGACCATATTTTCCAATAGTTATTATGATAGAATTTAATTTCTCGATCTTTAACTAAATCAATAACAACACGTGGATTAATCTTATCAGTCTCCATCCATAAGAACCATAGTTTAATGTTATGTATCCAGCTATTAGTTAGTGCGAATGGGTCTTGCTCGGTGTCTGAATGCTTATGATGTGTTCTATGACCTGCCGCAAATTCTATAGGTGTTCCTAGGGTAGTCATTGTACCCAGTAATAATAGTAAATGCTTTACAAGACGATTACGTGGGTCTAAGGCACGGTGTGATATCCACTTATGCAGGCTTACGCTAACGCCTAAAGTAAACAATATATAACCTAATATAAGCCCTGCGATTAATAGTGCAAAGTTAAAATTTATAATCAAAGTGGCAATAACGAGCAAATAAATGGTTGCTTGTGCAATGCGAACTCTGTTATAATTAGCAATCGATAATTTATTTTTTAGGTCATTGAATAATGTCATAACTATATTTATAGATTTAAAAACTACAAGGGAAAAATTATATGCTAAAAATATACTCCAAAACAAGCTGTCCGCATTGTGATAGTGCTAAACAATTTCTTGAATCAAAAGACATTGAATTTGAAGTTATTAACATAGAAAAGGATAGCGAAGCAAAAGAATTCTTAGTGGGAGAAGGACATCGATCAGTACCACAAATATATAAGGATGATGAGCTATTTGTTGAAGGTGGATATAGTGCATTAATTAAATTAACAGAGGATGAAATAAAGGCAAAATTATGAAATTAGACAACAACGAAATTTATACATTTAAATTAGTAACAGGTGAAGAAGTTGTAGCACAGACAGTTGAGATTGATGATGACCATTACATGGTTAACAAGCCTTGTACAGTATTACCAAATCAAGAAGGTAAAATGCAAATGGTTCCTAGTGCATACACTATGGAATTGGAGAAAGATGTACGGATAAATACTAGTGCAATAGCAATGATTCTAGAATCAAATGAATCTGTTAAGGCGGCTTATAAAAAAGCAACAACAGGTATTGATGTACCTGAAAAGAAAATCATACACGGATAATTTAAATGCCAGCAGTAGTAAGAAGAGGTGACGCAAATTCAGCAGGAGGGATAGCCACACAAGGTGCGGCCACTGTATTTGTAAATGGAAGAGGCGTAGTGCCTCCAGGTAGTCCTGTAACTCCGCACCCTTGCTGTGGATCAAAAGGATGCGACGCACATTGCTCAGCAGTAACTACTGGCGGCTCAGCTACTGTATTTGCAGAAGGCAAGCCAATAATTTTAGTTGGTGATAATGATACGTGTGGACACGCAAGAGCTCAAGGCTCTCCAAACGTTTTTATAGGATCATAACGTGGCAGGAATACTAACTCCAATGCAAATGAATGCAGGAGCCGGGCTACTTCAAAATAGTGGCATAGGCATTGCTCCAGCACTGGCAACAAATATTACAGCATATACCAGTATTACTGCGATAGATACAATTACCTATTGTCATGATAATTCAAGTAAAGTTACTGGGTCAACTCTAACTAATTTACAAAGTTTAGGTAATGGAGTATTCCCTGGATTAACAAACATTGTACTGCCAGCAGATCATGCAACAGTGGGTGCAGGTGCATTAACTACAAAAATAACAGCACACGCAAATGATTTGATTGGAGCAGACATTGGTGTGTTTGCACAACACTTTAGTCTAGCTAGTGCATTTACAACTAGCAGTAATGAATTTATTAGCAGTGCAATCAACGCCGATTCAAGTTTAGATATTAATACAGATGTTAACAATTTATTAACAGGCGCAATCACAGATACCACAGTTGCACTACCATCATTTGCAAGCGACTTATTAAACTCAGGTAACTTACTAAATTATAATGACCTACGTAACTTAGGAAATCCATTATCATTTATTAAACTATACTGGCAACAAGCAGGCGGGTTACCTATCATTGATGACTATCTTTCAGCTGAAGGTATTAATACTGCGGGACTAATTAATGCAGTAAGTTTAAGTGACCCGAGTGCTATTATTAACTCGCAAGTAAGTGACCTTGGTACTGAAGGATTAGTTAATTATGAGGACGGTGTTAATCCTAGTGCTGACTCTGGTAAAGCTAGTAAAAAAGGACTTGGTCAGGCAGTATGGGATACCTTAGGAAAAATTAAAGATACTGATCTTGCAAGCATACAAAATGTTTTAGGTAGTAGCATTTCTAATTTAGAAACTGCACAAGACTTGTTAGATCCAAAAAAAGTATTTCCAACTGCATATCAAAGTTTAAAATCATTTGACACAAATGGTACTATAACTTTAATTTATATTAATCAAACATTAAATGGACAGCTCGCAGGGCTAGGTCAAAGTTTATATTCAGCAGTGCCAGAATATATAGCAGATAGTAATCAGGCACTGGCAAGAAGTTTGCAACAAATTAAAGATATATTTAATATCACAAGTCAACAGTTGAGCCAAGTAGCAGAAAAATTAGAAACTACTAAAGGGCTTGGCACAATCATTGCACTTGACAAGCCGGTACCTGATGCAACTATCAACTATTTTAAAAATATATATGGTACAGGATCAGGAACTAACGGACAATTTTTAGTAACAGATGTTATTGGAACAGTAGCAGGTTATACTCATACTACAGAATTATCACAACTAGCAGAAACAGTGGGTAATCTAGATGACGAAAGTGAACTAGACAATCTAGCTAACTTATATGAAACAATGAAAAACTTGTTTGACGATGCCGCAACATATTATACAATAGTCGAAGTTTCACCTCCAACAGTTCCGCCAACATACACAGAAACTTGGTATATTCCAGCAGGTCGATATGGTTTGAGTTCAGCAAGTTACGCCTCAAGAAATCTTGCAGTTGATGATGTAATTACAGCCATTGACATAGAACTTGCTAGTTTAGCTTCAACATATCCTACACAAGCTACAGCAACAACAGCTAACATTACAAACTCATCAGCACAAATCAAACGTGAACTAGAGAATATGCCTAAGGCAGGTATTGTTACAGCAGATACACAGACCGGAATAAAAACCGCTGTGATGGGACTAGTAACTAATTTACATCAGTATGGAGCAGACGAAAGTTTGGGTGGCACAGGATGGATATTAGAAAACGTAGCCAGCAGTGACTTTTATGGTGAAAGTTTAGTTGCGGCTCTTAGAGAAGGGCGTAACATAAGAAGATTGAATGATGCTAGTATTGGTAATAGTTTATTCATTGACTCTCAAAAAAGAACCAGCCAGCAAGCATCATTTTTAGATTCAACATACTCAGTTGATGAAGCAAAAGACTTATGAGAATTGAGTTATATTTAAAAATATCTAAAGGTTGCAAACCTGATATTTTAATAGAATTCAATGGCCAACCTATCAATGTTAAAATAGATAAGATAAAGAATAAATTTGGGCATTACCCTGTAGTGTTTGATGTAGATCCTCTTGAACAAAATATGATCAAAGTATCAATAACCGGTCTTGGTAAGGATTCACTTAGTGATAATCAGGTAAATGTATTTGACGCAATAATTGATGGAATCAATTTTGGAATCGTACACCTTATGAATGCCAGTACATATCCTGAAGGACTAGCACCGCAGAAAGGAGCAACTGAGTTAGACCGTAACGGCTATATAGAAATACCTTTTGATTTA